GCGAAACTTAGATTAAAATGGCTATTAGAAAATCCAACTATTACAATTAAGGTTAACAGAAAATGTTGTAAGCCTTATTGTGGAAAACATTGCAAAAATAATGATGAATTTGTAATCGAAAACATGGATACAAATTCAGAAGTCGCGGGAAAAGTATTGATCGAGTATAGATACAAAAATGAATATACAGGTGGCTACTCTGTAGCAGATGTTGCAATAATCGTAAATGATGAACCTTCATATATTTTTGAAATTTGTAATAAACATAAAACAGACGAAGCAAGCAGAAAAGGTGTATGTTGGTGTGAGATTGATGCAAAAACTGTTATTGATAAAACTAATAAACTTGATGCACATAGCCAGTATATTGAATTTGACTGTATTAGAAATACTTCGTGTGAAGAATGTGGGGCGATGGAGGTTATGTATCAGGATTTCCCAGATAATTGGTGGTTTGGATCTTTACCTGAGTTTAACTAATATCTCATGAATTCAAATTTTAAAACGAGACAAATCGCAAGTTTATAGTTTTTAATATTATTTTTAGTCCTATAAGGATTCCTGCTCTACTGGGAGTAAAAATCTTACCAGTTATGCTGTTTCTTTTTTAAACATACACACTAGGTTGCCTGCCACGTGCTGAAGGCGCGCTAAGCACCGCAAAGCGGTGCCCACAATTTGTCACCATATCATTTCAAAAATAACCTAAAACATTGCTTCAATTATAAACTATATATGTCTTTTCGCGACGCCAAAAATATAACAGTTTATGCAGATGAAATTGATAAAAAATTGGAGCAAATATACTTTAAATTAGAACAAAAAAAACAACAACTAATAAAAGAATGTAAGACTAAAGGTGATGCAAAACGGATTACGGATATGTATGATGACCTTGGTATATTAAACCCCAGAGTAATGGATGCCAAACAAACCTTAAGATATCTTTTATCAGATATAAATGTTATGATCGAAAAACACGAATTAAAGGAGTGATATATTGCATATATTACTTTATTATACTATATAGTAAATTTACTTTTGAATTATAAGTTGAGTTCTAATCTTGAAACGAGACAACTCACAAATTTATAGTTTTTACACCTTTGAACAAGTAAAACGCCGACTTCATTAAATTATATAGTTAATAATATAATCAGCTATTGATTTTAAATCTTTTATGGTCATACTTTGTTGACAATTTAAACTTCTGACTGTTTCTTTTTTACGATTTAATAACCTTTCTGCCCATTATGCATTACAATGTTAGTAGAAAAGTAAAGTGGAATAATGTTTATTATGTGTTGATTAAACAAAGCGAACCAACTATTCAAAATTCAGAACTTATACACTACTTGAATGATTTCGATACATCGGCCAAACCTTCTATATGGAGAGATGTAAATGGATTTAGTTTCAAAGTAGAACACTAATAAATATGAATTATAATACTATGTTATGAAAAATTAAATAAATTCATTTTCTTTGATATTATATATATGGAAAGTTATCTAGTAGCAGCAATTGCTTTAGGTGGTTTATACCACATTTCAAACAGTAATAAAGAGAACTTTAAACAATCAAAAACAAAAGCCAACCAATTAGTAATACCGACATCTTACACTAACAGCAAGCCACTAAATCTAGAAAACAAAAGTGAAGACAATGGTAACACATTGCCTTCTTCTAGCGTAACAAATTCGCCTTATATGTCTCTTACAGGTGAAAAAATAAACACCAAAAGCTTCAAACACAACAATATGACACCCTTTTATGGTGCTAAAAACACCGGACTTACCTACAATATCAGTCAAACTGATACAATATTGGATAATATGGTTGGAAGCGGATCTACGCAAATCAACAAAGGCAGCCAGGCTCCGCTTTTCAAACCTCAAGAAAACATGAACTGGACACACGGAGCCCCGAACAACAGCGATTTTTACAAAAGCCGCATGGAGTCAGTTCTTACGCAGCGTAAACACAATGAAAAACCGTGGACTAGTGAAAATGTTGGACCGGGACTTGGAAAAAGTTATGCGTCGGAAGGTTCCCACGGTTTTAATGCGGGAATTATGTCACGTGATGAATGGAAACCCAAAACAGTGGATGATTTACGAACCACCAACAATCCGAAGCAGACATTTTCTTTAAAAGACCACGAAGGACCATTGAGTTCGATTGTACAAAATCGTGCTGAGCAAGCGAAAGTGAACAAAAACAGGCCAGACCGCCACTTTCACCATGGACCCCAAAGATATTTTACCAGTAATGTTACTAACAGCAGCACACTTCGTGCAGAGAACATTTTGCCAGATATGAATCGTGCAACTACAACAGTAGAATATATGGGAATCCCATCAAGTGCCGCATTTTCCACCGCAACGAAGTCTAATCAAAACTTCCAGAAAAAAAAGAAAGACCATATTTACGGAGAGGTCATGGGTATTCCTTCCGCGTTGTCATCACAAATGACACTACAAAACCAAGATGCATATATGAATAATAACACTTATCGTGCTAAAAACATGGCAAACATAAATGAACAATTTTATGGAAATATACAGGGGGTAGTGAATGCAATGGGAGAGCCCGCACCAATAAAAGATGATTTGAGACCAACCAAGAAAGAGCTTATATTTGAAAACGTAAATAGCACAACAGGAAAAGGCAGTTACGTATCTAAAGTAGGAGCTGGTGGTGAATATGTATACGATCCAGATGACATACCGAAAGAAACAATTCGCCAGACCACAAACTATTCTGTGTCTGATAATAACATCCCCATATTTTATGATAAGGTGACCGATAATATTGTGAATGGTGAGTCCACAATTGGAGACACGAATAGGTCTTCCACTACGGCAGAACTTAGAGGAACACCTGGTGCTACGGGATATGGTATAAAACATACAGAAGGTGTGTATAACCAGCGAAACAACGTTAATAAGCAAACAACAAATTGGACGCCTTCCGGAAACATTAGTAAATTCAATAATTATATCAACATGAAGACCGTATCTGTTCGTGAAATAGATAACCAACAAAGTCGTCAAAATGTTCCCGATCACATCAAAGACGTTATGCCTAATCAAGAACTGCTTGGAAAAGTTTCCATGCCGGTTGAACCACCTTCAATTATTGGCGATCGCTTAGACAGCAATTTACTGGAAGCTTTCAAAAAGAACCCTTTCACTCATAGTCTTCAAGGATATGCAAAATGAATTTAGCAGATACGTTATCTAATAAATGAAAATGAATAAATAAAAATGAATAAATGAATAAATTAAATGAATAAATAATATACAGAGATGTATTATCATTATTTATTTGCGTTGTTGGGAACAGCTATTGAAGCGGCATCGGATATAACCTTAAAAAAATATGTCACGAACCGAAACTACTTGTATTTGATTGCAGGTTTACTTGGATATGCAATAAGTGGTTATTCATTTATGAAGTTGCTAGAATATCATGATCTGGTTTCTTCGAACATAATGTGGCACGTTGTGCATTTCATGATATTAGCTGTAGTTAGCATATTTTATTTTAAGGAAACCTACACGTATCGTGACATGTTGGGTATTTTGTTTGGTATTATGTCCTTCTTATTGTTGGCAACGAAGCATAAACATTAAAACCTATAGGTTTGGTTTACTTTAGTTTGGTTTGGTTTGTCGGCGCGTTTTGCTTTTTTTACAAAACTTGTATGGAGCGCATGAACTTCGCATCGTGAATCCTTTTATTTTCGTATTCATACAGCTTTTTTTGGAAAACTTTCGTGGCAAACTGAAAATCTTCTTGTCTTTTCTTTTGCATTTTTTGTTTTTTTTAGCTGTTTTGCAACAATCTTTCATATGGTATAGTTTATGCAAATATATATTTATGCAAATATATTTATGTAAATATATATATATTTATCAATTGAATGTTATAGTTACTTTGTTACAGAAAAGTGTCTGCCGAATTTCATCCACAATAACAAACTGATGACAAAACCCAGTGAAAATCCAGCTACGCATGGATCTGGGTGATCTTTAAAAAATGGACGTGTAAGTGTAGGTGTTATGAAAAAGGTGACGAGTGAGTAAAAGACCATTATCGCGACAGATTCTTTTGTGCTCAGATGCGACATTTACTATATATTTGTTTTATAAAATAAAAATTATGCGGTTATAAAACAAATATCTAACGCTCTATTTCCAAATTAGCAAAACTTGCATTTGGTTTTTTTGCTAAAAAATTATGCAAGACTTGTAAATATCTAAATGATACCAATTTATTTTTTACTTGATATAACACTGACTGTGTAAGAAGTTTTTCATCGTGAACAAACATAACAAAGTTTTGGTAGGTTTGTGTTTTGATCAGCAACCGCATATATAGTGCTGCTAAATCTTTGATAATTGCGTCTAAATTTTTGCAATGAGATTTACTCATTATGTTTTGCAACATTGTTTGCAATGCTAACTCGTCAAGTATTGTCAATTGTATCATGAATGGTTCATCATCTGCGTTCATTATTACTTTTGTATGTTTAAAAAAATCACTTATAGGATTTACATTCATTTATATAAACACATTTTTAAATATGAAACTAGTCGTTGATATTCGTGAAAATAAACTAATAAATGAACTTAAAGAATCATCAGACCTTGAATTGATTGTGGAAATAGGGAAAATCAACATTGAATACAAATCATTGGATGTAGGTGATATGCAAATATGTGATAATTCGGGAAATATTTTATGCATTTTTGAAAGGAAAACAATTGCGGATTTATTAGCAAGTATAAAAGATGGTAGATATAAAGAACAGTCTGTAAGACTGTCAAGTCATGATGTTAATAATCATAACATATATTATTTGGTAGAAGGAACAATATCAAAATCACAAAATTCCACCTTAGTTTATTCCACGTTTTGTTCGTTGAGTTATTTTAAGGGATATTCCCTGCTCAGAACTAATAATATGAATGAAACCATTAAAATTTTGATACAGTTTATTAAAAAAATAGATAAAGAACACAAGCAAGGAAAAGAGGGGTACATTCAAAGCAACAAAACCGGCAACATTGGTGACAAAACAGAACCAAATGATGATTATTGTTCAAACATAAAGGTCAAGAAAAAAGAAAACATAACAGAGGATAACATAATGCGGATTATGTTAATGCAAATTCCTGGTATAAGTGACAAAACTGCTAAAACTATTACCGATAAATACAATAATTTTTATCAACTCATACATGTCTTGCAGACTAATACGGATGAGCTATACGACTTACAAATTCACAATGAAAAAACCGGAAAGTTTCGCAAAATAAACAAGAAAAGTGTTTTAAACATTCAAAAATATTTAAATAATTCAAATAATTCAAATAATTCAAATAGTTCAAATAGCTAAATAAATTTGGCTAAATAATTTACACAATCTTCTGGCACGTCATAGACTATTGTTTTCTTT